TAGAGGCTATAGCAGCTTCTAATGATCGTGTCATAGTGCATGAAGCTCTCCTACATTTAGTAGTAGCAGGTAATGCACTTATCTTTATGGGTAAGGAAGGTCTGAAAGTATATCCGCTAAACCGCTACGTTGTAGAACGAGATGGTAACGGCAATGTGATCGAAATAATCACGAAGGAAACAATTGCAAAGAAATTAATTGAAGATCAGCTACCAGAGGATGTACTTAAGCAGTACGACACAGTAGTTGATGGATCTGATGACAATGTTGAAGAGTGCGATATCTACACCCACATCACACGAGACAACAACAGATACGTCTGGCATCAGGAAGTACACGGTACAATATTAGAAAAGTCCCACGGGAAAGCACCTATTGATATAACACCTTGGATTCCATTGAGATTTAACACAGTGGATGGTGAGGATTATGGAAGAGGTAGAGTCGGTCAGTTTATTGGCGACTTAAAATCATTAGATGCACTATCCCAAGCCTTAGTAGAAGGAAGTGCAGCGGCTGCAAAAGTAGTCTTTACAGTAAGTCCTAGCTCTACGACTAAACCAAGTACCCTTGCTAACGCAGGTAATGGCGCAATCGTGCAAGGTAGACCTGATGACATTGGAGTCGTACAGGTAGGTAAGACAGCTGATTTCAGAACAGCATTTGAAATGATGCAACAACTAGAACGTCGAATCAATGAAGCGTTCTTAGTTATGCAAGTTAGAAATAGTGAACGCACTACAGCTGAAGAGGTACGCCTCACACAGATGGAGTTGGAACAACAGTTAGGTGGACTATTCAGTCTTCTTACTACTGAGTTCTTACTACCATATTTAAATAGAGTACTTAATCAATTCCAAAAGACTGGAAAGATACCACGTCTACCAAAGGATATTGTTAAACCTACTATCGTAGCTGGTGTTAATGCACTAGGCCGTGGTCAGGATAGAGAAAGCCTAGGTCAATTCCTAACAGTTATCTCTCAGACAATGGGACCAGAGGCAGTACAGAAGTTTATCAATCCAGAGGAAGTGATCAAACGCTTGGCTGCATCACAAGGTATTGATGTATTGAACTTAGTTAGATCAATGCAAGAGATACAAGGTGAGCAACAACAAGCACAACAAATGGCTATGCAGCAACAGCAACAAGAACAACAAGTTGCAATGATGAAGACTCCAATGATGGATCCATCTAAGAACCCTGCAATGGCTGAACAAATGCAAGCACCACCACCAGAGGCATGAGCGAAGAACAAACACTCTCGTATGAGAACAACACAGAAACAGTTACCACTGAAGAAAACTTAACTCCAGAGGAGCAAGACTCTTTACAAGTAGGTGAGCAGATGCAAGAAGCTGAAGACCAGTTACTTGCAGGTAAATATAAAGACCCTAAAGATTTAGAGAAGGCTTATGCTGAACTCGAAAAGAAATTGGGCGAAAAATCTAACGAGGTTTCAAAGGAACCTGAATCAAAAACTGAACCGAAAGAGGAAGCTCCAAAAGATACAGAGCCAAACCTTTTAGATCAGTTATGGGAAGAGGGTTCTAATAATAAACTAACTCCAGAGACGTTTGATAAGATAAAGAAAATGAACCCTGTTGACGTTGCTAAGATGGCAATGCAACAAAGGTCACAGGCTCAAAACACTCCTCAGTCTAGAGAGTTTACAGCTAAAGACGTATCACAGATACATGGATTAGTTGGAGGTCAAGAGAACTACAACAACATGATGTCTTGGGCGCAACAAAACGTCAGTGAACAAGAGGTAAATATGTATGACGCAGTGATGGAGTTAGGTAATCCCCTAGCTGCTTACTTCGCAGTACAATCATTAGCTCTTAAATATCAGGATCAGTCTGGTAAAGATGGTCAGATGATTACAGGTAAAGCACCTAAGTCAACAGCTGATGTATTTAATAGTCAGGCTGAATTGATCAAGGCTATGGAAGATGATAGATATAACGATGACCCTGCTTACAGGCAAGCGATTCAATCGAAGCTAGAGAGATCTAATATTAATTTCTAGGTAGACATGGCGACCTGACAGTTCATCATCGCCATTCACCTAGCTTTTAATTCAATGACAGTTATAACCGAATACGGTAAACAAAACATTTTCGCTAACGAAACCCCACCAAGACTTATGAACAAAGAAGAAGCATCAGTTCTACTACATGACGCAGAAGAACTAAACGGTCGTGCAGCAATGATTGGATTCATTGTAGCAATCGGCACATACATAACCACTGGACAAATCATTCCAGGCATTTTTTAAACCCTTTTATAAATGACTACAGCCACATTAACCAAACCATTTGACAACTGGCAGCGTTTCTGTGACTGGACTACGAGTACCAACAACCGACTATATGTTGGTTGGTTCGGTGTACTCATGATCCCTGCACTATTAACCGCTGCAACAGCATTTATCATAGCTTTCATAGCTGCACCACCAGTTGATATAGATGGTATTCGTGAGCCTGTCTCAGGAGCATTACTCTATGGAAACAACATCATATCGGGAGCCGTTGTCCCGTCAAGCAACGCAATCGGTCTTCACTTCTACCCAATCTGGGAAGCTGCAACCCTCGACGAGTGGTTGTATAACGGAGGACCATATCAACTTATTGTGTTCCACTTTCTCATCGGTATCTCAGCATACCTGGGACGCCAATGGGAACTTAGTTATAGATTAGGAATGAGACCATGGATATGCATAGCTTATTCCGCACCAGTTGCAGCAGCATTCGCCGTCTTCCTCGTGTACCCATTCGGTCAGGGGAGTTTCAGTGATGGTATGCCTCTTGGTATTTCAGGGACTTTCAATTTTATGTTTGTCTTTCAGGCAGAACATAATATTCTTATGCATCCTTTCCACATGCTCGGCGTTGCAGGGGTATTCGGTGGAGCTTTATTCGCTGCTATGCACGGAAGTCTCGTTACTTCCTCACTTATTCGTGAAACGACTGGGCTTGATTCTCAGAACTATGGATATAAATTCGGCCAAGAGGAAGAGACGTATAACATCGTTGCGGCTCATGGCTACTTTGGGAGACTCATTTTCCAGTATGCTAGCTTTAACAATAGCCGTAGTTTACATTTCTTCCTGGCTGCTTGGCCCGTCACTTGCATATGGCTTACCGCTATGGGAGTCTCCACTATGGCTTTTAATCTCAACGGCTTTAACTTCAACCAGTCAGTCGTTGATGCTAGTGGACGGACAATCCCAACTTGGGCTGATGTCTTGAACCGTGCCGATTTAGGCATGGAAGTAATGCATGAAAGAAACGCACATAATTTTCCACTTGATCTAGCGGCTAAAGAAGTCGCACCGATAGCTTAACGATACTTCCGTTCATCCCTATGGGACGCATGAAACCTTAGACATGGAACGGGGTCTGGGGTACTTGGAGATTTCCAATGACTATTAAAGTTACTTACAAGTATCGTGGCATCACTTATACAAAATCAAAATCTATTTAATTAAAATGAAAACAATTGCACTTGCTCTCGCAACAACCACTCTAGCGTCTGCACCTGCATTCGCTGGTACTTACATAAACACTGAAGTTAACAACGGTTACTATGGGTCTCAGTATGTTGGTAGAACTGTAGAACTACACGTTGGAGCTGAAGGTACTAAGGGAAAGGTTGACTACTTTGTACAAGGTGGTCCTGCTTTAGTAGCTGTTGACGGCGTTGACGGTACAGAGACAGAACTATCAGGTAAGTTCGGAGGTACATATAGCATCTCCTCAGCTACATCTCTTTATGGTGAGTTTGCTGGAGGCACCAATGGTGATCTAGATAATTCATACAACCTAAAAGTTGGAGCTAAGTACAAGTTCTAATGTCACAACAAAGCGACAAGGCTAGGGCTTCAGTAACTTCACTGACTCCCGAACCAGAACTTAAAGAAGAAGAGAAAGAAGAAGTTGAAGAAGAAGTTCAATGAATTATGGCTAGTAGTATTATTTACTCTAGCCTTCTTCATACATATAGAAGTACTTCATGTAAACTTCCATAGCAGAGAGGCACCTCAGTGTCTTTCTAGCGAGCTTAGTTTAGCGGTAAAACTCTAGCCTTCCAAGCTAGGTTCATCGGTTCGATTCCGATAGCTCGCTTTTGGCTTTTAGCCCCGTACGCGGGATACCTATTAGCCGTCTAGACGGTGGGATAGACCACAAAACTTGAATTTTAATTTGCATGCGATGATGATTTATACCCTCAAACATTTTAAAAGATAGATAAATGGCACAACAGTCAACCGACCATCAGGCGTCGGTAACTATGCCAGGTGCTGCTCAAAGCACCGGCGATAGAAGAGCTTTATATTTAAAGCTGTTTTCAGGAGAGATGTTCAAAGGCTTCCAGCATAATGCTATAGCTAGAGATCTCGTCATGAAGCGTACCTTGAAGAACGGTAAGTCATTACAGTTCATCTACACAGGACGTACAAAAGCCGAGTTCCATACTCCAGGCAACAGCATACTAGGTAACTCCGATGGAGCACCTCCAGTAGCTGAGAAGACCATCACAGTTGATGATCTACTTATCAGTTCAGCTTTCTTATACGAGCTTGACGAGACATTGGCTCATTATGATTTGAGATCTGAGATATCCAGAAAGATTGGATACGCTCTTGCTCAAAAGTATGATCGCCTAGTGTTCCGTGCAATCACACGAGGAGCTAGAGCTGCATCACCTATTACTAAGGCTAACTTCGTAGAACCAGGTGGTACACAGATCCGTGTTGGTACAAACAACCAAGGTTCTGATGCTTATGTTCCTGCATCTTTGGTAAACGCATTCTATGATGCTGCAGCCGCAATGGATGAAAAAGGAGTCAGTTCTGATGGGAGAGTGGGTGTATTAAACCCTCGCCAATATTATGAATTGATCCAACAGGTTGGTGATAATGGTCTAGTTAACAGAGACGAGCAAGGTACATCCCGTCAGAAGGGTAATGGCATTGTTGAGATCGCTGGTATCAAGATCTACAAGTCAATGAACATTCCGTTCTTTGGTAACTACGGTACTATTTATGGTTCCGCATCAGCTACAAACCCAGGAGTAACCTCACCTACAAATGTTGGTTCATTTGTTGGTAGTGACACTGAGCTTGAAGCTGCACAAGCTTCAGATACAGGCATCAATAACGAGTACGGTAACCATTCCGAATTCGCTAACTCTTGTGGATTAATATTCCAAAGAGAAGGAGCAGGTATCGTTGAAGCTATCGGTCCTCAAGTTCAAGTAACGAAAGGAGATGTTTCGGTTATTTACCAGGGTGACGTGATATTGGGTCGCTTAGCATGTGGGGCAGATTATGTTAATCCTGCTGCATGTGTTGAACTAGTTGCAGGTGCTGCAGTTGGTTCTACAGGTAACGCTGCATTCTAAAATGCACACTTATGGGGAGTCATTACGGCTCCCTTTTTTTTATTTATATTAATCAACTATGGCTTTCCCTACCACTAATGCTGCTACAGAATTACCCGCTATAAATCAAATCCTAATGGCTTGTGGTCAGGCTCCAGTCACCACTTTGGATGAAACCAACCCAGACGTTGCGATTGCATATACAACCCTTCTAGAGATATCTAGAGAGGTTCAAAGTGAAGGCTGGACCTTTAATAAGGAAGCACATTATGAGATGACACCTGACTCTAACAATGAGATCCTCATACCAAATAATGTATTACAAATAGATCTTACACAAGCTCATGCAGGTGATAAGAATGTAATAAGAAGAAATGGCAAACTATATGATAAACAAAATCATACTGATCAATGGACTAATGGAGCTGTTGAATGCGATATCGTTTGGTTCTTTGATTGGGTAGATCTACCAACACCTATACAGGACTACATTACAGCTAGAGCTGCTACCACTACATCCAGTCGGATAGTAGGAGATCAAACTCAATACCAAATGCTTCAACAAAAAGAGGCATATACCAGAGCTATGGCTCTTGAATACGAAACAAGCCAAGGTGACTATTCATTCTTTGGTAAAGCTGATGGAGCCAACCCATACATCGGTTATCAACCTTATCATGCACTTTCTAGATAATGGCAGCAGTAACACAAAGGATCTCCAACTACTTAAGTGGAGTATCAAAACAAACAGATAGTAAGAAGCTTCCAGGTCAGGTACGAGAATGTATTAATGGTTTCCCTGATGTGACATTAGGTTTAACTAAAAGACCTGGATTTCAATTTATCAAAACACTTACAAATACAGGTGGCACACCATCTGATGAATTTGATAACAATGATTTAGATGGTGCTAAATGGTTTTATATGACTGTAAGTGCGACTAGATATATAGGATGTATTACACC